AGCCTTACTACATAGAGGACACTGGTGTTGCCGGCCCCGCTATAGAGAGCAAGCCTATCACTCCAGGGTTGATCCCGTTGGATAAACCTCAATTTACCTTACAGCCCACAACCAGTTTTCCGTCAACGACCACTCGCAACCCCATCGTACTCCCCGGTGCCTCGGTGCTGAGCAGGCCAGTCATCACGACCCCGTTGCCCGAGCTTCCGGTCAACCCCGTGCTGACTCGCAATCGGGACATGGCTTCGAGCCGGTACTTCCGCGACATCAACTACGATCCCGAGGAGATCCTCGCCGCGGCGATGCGGAGCATGGGCGGTCGCATGGCCCGTCGGTCAATCCTCAACGAACTGAGCTAACGATCTATGGCTACACAATCAGCAGAAGAAATTAGAGACGACCTCGAAAAGAAGGCCAAGCAGCGCATCAATCCGCTGCTCAAGGGTCTGACCATGCTGACCGGCGGTCTGGCCGGCGAGTTCACTGGTACCAACGAGCAGATCCGCGAGCGCAACAAGGCCAGAGCTTCACTGCTTGAGCAGCAGCAGCGTGATCTTGAGAACGAGCGGATCTCTGCCCGTATGGCCGCTAAACGAGAAGACGAGATCAAGAAAGAAATCGAGCGCACTCGCCCTGAACTCGGCGGCTATCTCCGATCCCGTGGATACAATCTCGGAGATCCTGACATCGACACGCTTCGTGAGATGGCAGCTTTCGAGAAGTCAAAGGAACAGAAGCAGAAGGAAGATGAGGCCAAGAGCACTCGCAGGTCTCAACTGATCGGTGCTTTGTCCGTTGATCGTGGCCCGCTTGAATTGCTTGCCGAACAGCAGGGTCTCACCACCCCGATTGCTGAACTTGATACGGCTGCTCTTGAACGCATGGCTTCTGCTTCTCAAGCAGCTATTTCCGCTAAGGAAAGAGCCGCTAAAGGAACCACCATGCAGCTTATGACTCCGAGCGGAAGCGTGGTGTACGGAACTCGCAAGGAGTTGATGGAGCAGTATCCTGATCTGGTTCAGAACATCACTGTTGCCAAACCTGATAAAACCAAGGACATCGAGCCTTCAGTGAGGGCTACTTACGACGAGCTTGGAAACGCTCGACCTCTTGTTGACTTCCCTCCTGGCTATCCAATCGAAAAACAAGAGGAGTTTCTTGGAAGAGTTCGCAAGGCTTATGGAATGGAACAAGGTGCAATGGGCGGTGTTCCATCTGCGGGCGCTCCGAAGACTTTTCCCAAAGGACCGGCTGCGGCTCAAGGTGCTGCTCAAGTCAGTCGGTTTGGGGGAGGTGCTGCTGCGGGCGGTGGTAGGACTACTGCTCCAAGCACTACTGCAATGCCTACTCAAACCGAACAGCCGATGTTTGGTCCGTTCCTCATGGAGGAATATAATCGCAAGGCCAAGCAGTTAGCCGCTGAATCTGGCCGTGTTCCGTATACGAGATCAACTGACCCTCTGATGATTCCAATGTACGAGAACATCGCCCGTGAACTTGGTGTTCAGCCAGAGCAGATCGGAGCTTCCAGATTGAGCACCCGTCCGTACAAAGTGGTTGAATCAAATCTGAACCAGTACCTTGGTCAGTTTGGCCAACTTCCTCAAGAGGTTCAGAACCAAGCTGTCATGGACGCTTTGAATCAAGCGATGCAAAAGCGTAGGTATCGTGAGCAAGAAGGTGTGATGTACGAATCTCCGTTCAACAAGTAAACCATGACTCAAGAACAGCGCGACTGGCTGGAGAAAAACGGCCTTGATCCTACGGTCTACGACATCGACGCCGAAGGCAATGTCTTCGAAAACCCCGTCGAGCGGATGTCCAAGACGCGAGCTGCGCTGACATCAGCCGCTGCAAGCACCCTTCCAAGTCTCGGTGGCTTGGCTGCTGCTGTTCCTGGCATGAAGGTTGGCGCTATTGCAGGTGCGCCTTTTGGTGGCCCTGTCGGATCTACAATCGGATCTGTCATCGGCGGCATGGTTACCGGATTCGGTGGATCATACCTCACCGGAAAAGCTCAGGAGGCTGCACTTGAAAGGTACGCTCCCGAAGCGATTGAGCAGATTGCCAGAGCGCAAGAAGAGCAGCCTGTTGCTTCGTTCGTTGGTGGAGTTGCACCTACTGCGCTCACCATGCGTCCAACCACTCAGGGATTGAGTGGCCTGCTTCGTCCTACAGTTCGTGGAACAACTCTACGAGAGGCTGTCACGAGACCTGAGTTCGTTGCTCCTGCGTCTAACGTCGCAGCCAACATTGCTCAGTCAGCCGCTGGCCAAGCTCTCAAGGTTGCTCAAGGTGGAGAGTTCTCGCCCACTGAGTTTGCTGCGGAAACTGCTATCGGAACCCTGTTCAATCGACCGACTCGACTTGGGCGTAAGCTGGGATTGCCCGATCTTCCGGAAGTTCCCGAAGCACAGAAGACCGATTTGGAACGCGCTCGGCTGATGGCTGAAAGGCCAGAAGAGTTTGTTACACCGCGTGAAGAACGGCTTGGTATCGGGCGCGAAAAAGTTGCTCCAGAGCAGTTCTTTGGAACTGAGATGGATCAGCGCAATCGACCTGTCAGTGAAGAACGCGCTGCAAAGGAATACGCCAACTGGTGGAAGTCTGAGACCGAACCGACTGCTGATCTCATCAAGCAAGCGGCTGAAAGTGTTAAGATCAAGATCCCTCGTGAACGCATCAATGAGTTGGCCAACGATCCTGATGTCGCTCGCGTCATCAACGATCCGACAACTCTGCCTGAGTTCGTAGCCAAGCAGAGCCAAGACGCGCTTCAGGACGCTTACGAGAACGCTGCAAAACAAAATCAGGCTGTTAAGACTGAGGAGATGCCTGATTGGATGCGTCCCGCTTTAGAGGACGTTGCTAAGGCTGAGACGATCCAGAAACAGAACGAAGAAGCCGGACTCATGGAAGAGGGCATGGCTGCTCAGGAGCTTCTCAACGAGCAAAAGAAGAGACGCAACAAGCAGGGTATTGCTGCCGCCCGCGAGATCTACAACGACATCTACAGCCGTTTCCAACGCGGTGAAGGTGAACCTCGAATCAGCCAAGCGGATATCGATGCCGCTGCACAGATCGCTGCTCGCCGAGGTTTGAAGATCGAACTTGATCGAGCCTACTCCGGTTCGAGAGAGGTTCGCGGTGTGTACATGGTCAATCCGGACACTGGAGACCGTATTGTTCGCGTCAACCCGTTGATGGCCACACCGGATACCGCTATTCACGAGATTGGCCACGATGTGTTTCGTGGAGTCACGAACCCTTCGATGCGGAAGTCCTTGCTGGAAACGGCGATCGACACGCCCGCGTTCAAGTCTGAGATGGCCGCAAGACAGGCCGAGGTCGATCAGGGTCTTATGAGCCCGCAGAGGGCCAGAGAGATCGCTCTCGAAGAAGGTGTCATCCAAGCGTTCGGTGAACAGATACCGAACATCAACCGCAGCGAACTCCGCTCGTGGTTCCAAGCGTTTAAGGCGTCCACCAAGCAACTCGTCACTGGCCGACTCTCACCGGATGACGCTATCGCTTGGCTTCACTACGCCAGCACGGAAGCGGTGCCATGGAAGGGTGTTGCTGCTCCGAAGGCTACTGAGCAGCGAATGCAGAGGGATGAGCAACCTCAAACCATTTCAGAGCGTAGAGCTGCTGCATTTGAAAGATTCAAGCAATCTACTCCTGGCTCACAAGCCGAAATGATGGAAAGTGGCAGAATCTTTTCTCCAGATGTCAGAGCTAAACTTGAGGCTCTTCAAGCTGGAGGAACACTGGACAGAGAGGCGTTGCAGGCTGCAATAAACCGAGATATTCCGGTTAGAAAAGTTGCTGAGTTTTCAACGAAATCACTTCCAGATTTTAAAACAATTCGAGACTCGCTTAGTGATCCGAGGAAAAAAGCTAATGTTGGTAAGTTAAACGAAATACCTGCTGGATCTGAAATGACGCTTAGACAGGACGTTCCTGCGATGACTGATTTTGGTGTTGGCGTAGTAACAGGAACAAGTGGAGATATAACTACATACGAGCCGTTTATTCGTGTCAGGAACATCAAAATGGTTCCCACGAAAGGAATGGAAACACAGTCACTTAAGATAGGTGCTGGTGCTGCAAAGAACCCTGCTATCGTCGCAAAAGGGATAAAGCATGAATTGCAAACAATTCCAAGCGACATAAACACTTGGACTCAAGTTGGATTCAATCCTGATAGGCATTCATACTTTTACGACAGAGCTGACGGTGTGACCCCAATTTTAGGAGGGGATGAGGCTGTTCAGATAGGGAATACGGTTTTTGTTAAAAATCCACAAACCGGAGATTCGGGTAGTTTCCGTTTTCAACGCGGAGAAGAGAAGACACGCAAGTTCGCGGAGCGTGTTGCTGCTTCAGAGCAGGTTCCTTCCGAGGTAAGGCGTGTGGTTGCTGGTTCTCCAGAAGCACAGTACATCGAGCAATCCGTTCGTGATGAAGCCAGCCGAGCCTCCATCAAGAGCGACCGTGAACTGGCCGCAGACATCATCGATCCGGAATCCAACACTCGGGTTATCTCGGGGATGGAGCAGTTCAATCGCCAGATCGCCAGTGGAGACATGGATGGTGCGAGTAAAACTGCGCTGTCGCTTTCAAAGAGCGGTACCACTTGGGGTCAGCTCATCAACCAGTTCAAGCTCCTCAAGTCGGCCAGTCGTGAGGGCGTAATTCAACTCGTCACCAAGTCGCTTGAACAGAACAAGCGCAAGCCGATGACTCCGAAGCAGGCCGATCAGCTCGGCACTGCGATGGATCAGTACAAGATCGCTCAGGACGCTGCGACCGCCGCCCGTGTTGAAGGGCGCACCGCTTTTGGAAGCAACAAACCATCCGATATCCAGAGCGCACTGGACCGCATCAACGTGGCCGACACGCTTCGCATGGAAGCGGATGTCGTTCTCAACGAGACGATCGCCAGGATCAATCCTTCGTCCGCTGCTGATCTCTTCGTGTCGCTTGTGCAGGGATCGGTCATGGCCCCGATCTCCATCGTTCGCAACGTGGTCGGCAACGCCATCAACCTGCCACTCCGTGAGACCGCCGATCTTACCTCGTCGCTCATCGACATGGCGCTGTTTGGTAGCAAGAACAACGCTTACAACTACAGGTCTCGGTTGCTCGATCGTATCAAGGCGTTTGGACAATCTTTGCCCGCTGCACAGAAAGCGATTCTCAGGGGTTCCAACGCCAACCCATACGAACTGGGAACAAGCATCGGAAACCCGCTCAACTTCCAGCGGGCGTGGAAGAATCTGTACGAGGCCATGTCCGGTGAGTACCGAGGCAACGTGGTCCGCAATATTGTTGAGGCTACCGTTGGCGTGATGCCTGACATCATGCTGAGACTGACTCAGGCGACCGACATCCCGTTCAAGCAGGCCAACCGTGCGGCGATCGTCTCTGAGTTGGGACGCATGCGCGGTCTCACCGAAAGTCAAATCAAGCTGGCACTCAAGGATCCTGAGCTTGCGCTGATCTCTGATCAGGCTCGTGCCAATGGGCGCAAAGGATTCACCGCGGATGACATCAACACGATCGAAACCGAGGCCGCTCGGTCGGTGTTCCAGCAGGACAATTCCGCTACCCGCATGGTGGCCGGTATCAACCGGTTCATCAAACAGGAGACTGGTTCTCTTGGATACGTCCCGTACCGCCTGATCTCGCTCTTCCAGAAGACGCCCATCAACGTCGCCGCTGAGGCATTGCAGTTTACTCCTGCTGGCGTTCTTAGAGACTGGGGCAACATGAGTGTGCGCGACCGTGAGCAGGCTGTTGGCCGGCTCATCGTTGGAAGCATGGTGATGGGGGCGTTCTCCTACCTGTACGACAAGGGGATCATCACCCCTAACCTCGACACTCCTGGTGAGACCAACAAGGCTCGTGAGTTGGCCAAATCTGGTGGCGTCATGCCTCCCGGAACTCTCAACGTGTCGGCCCTGCGCCGCCTGACTTCGGGTCAGGATCCTAGCTTCCAGCCGGGGGACACCGTCAAAGACTTGTCAGCCCTCGGAACCATGGGCGCTCTTGGCATCATTGTCGGATCCTCGAAGCGTATCGCCGAGCGTTCACGCACCGATGAACCTGACTTCTTCGCCCTCGGAAAGGGGTCTGCTCTGTCTGGCATCAACTTCGTGATGGAGCAGCAGTTCCTCAAGGGAACGAGCGATCTGATCAAGCTCATGTCCGAGGAATCGGGCGCTTCGCTTGAGCGGTTTGTGAAGAATCTGGCGGTTACCGCTGCATCCCCAGTCGCCCCATCTACTCTCGGTTCCATTCGCCGCGCTGAACGCGAGTACCTGCCCGTCACGGGCGGAGAAGGCATTATCAAAGACACCGTGAACGAGCTGAACCAGCGGTTCGCAGCCCTTGGATTGGCCATCCCTGGCACGAAGGATCCGAATGCGATGCCGGTGCGCCGTGATCTGTGGGGAGAAGCGGTTGAGCAGACACCAAAGGGCAACAATCCGTGGGTGTACCAGTTCCTTTCGTTCGCCAAGAACCGCGAGATCGATGCCGACCCGCTGAACGCCTCGATTTACCGCGTGTGGCGCAGGACTGCGGACAACAAGGCGCTCCCGTCAGTGCCGAATCCGCAGCTCACCTACAAGAACCAGACGTTCGAGCGGATGACTCCTGAGCAGTACGACCGATACGCTCAACTCGTCGGGTTTTACCGCAGAAAGTTCTCCGAAAGAGCGTTCATGAGCGGTGCCTACCAGCAGCGCGGTGATGAGGCTCGCATCAAGCTGCTGTCCGAGGCTTACGACAACGGACTCAAGCTCGGAAAGCTCAGATTCCTCAAGGAATTGCGAGAATCCGGCCAGACTTTGACGCCCGTCGCTCCCCGTCGAGGCTTCGAGGAATAATTTCCGCAAGAAATAGTTTGCAACACTCGGCAACACGGGGTAACTTCTTCCCCGTGAGCGTAAAACTACTCTCGATCAAAGAGATCGCACAGACCCTCGGGACTCATCCCGAGACGGTGCGTCGATGGATCAGGGATGGTCGGCTTCCAGCCATGAAGGCAACGAAGCGCACGATCCGTGTTCGCTCCGACGTCATCGAGCAACTACTCCGAAACAACAGCAAATGAACGCAATCGCAACGACAACCGCTGATGCATCCTCCGAGATGTACAGCAAGATCGCAGACCCCATCACCGCCATCGAGAAGATGGGCGAGTGGATCGCAGCCAGCGGAATGCTGGGATGCACCAAGGTCGAACAGGGAAAGCTCATCGCGTGGCAATGCGCCGCCGAGAAGAAGACCCCGTTCGATTTCCGCCGGGAATACCACATCATCAACGGCTCCCTCAGTATGCGCTCCGATGCCATGCTGGCCGGCTACCGCGCTCGCGGCGGTAAGGTGCTGTGGAAGCAGTTCGATACCAAGGCAGCCATCGCTGTCTGGTCCTATGATGGTAACCAGTGCGAGATCGGGTTCTCTACTGAGGACGCCAAGCTCGCCGGTCTCCTCCCCGCCAAGCCGGGTTCCGGGTGGGCCAAGGATCCTGGTGCCATGCTCCGCGCTCGCTGCATCAGCAAAGCGATCCGCATGCTCGCTCCTGAAGTGGTGGCCGGCATCTACACCCCTGAGGAGACCGAGGACTTCCAGCCAGCCATTGCTGAGACGCCTGTCGCTCCCACCAAGAGCTTCGACCTCTTGGCCAAGCTGGAGGAACTCTTCGAGTCACGCGAGTCCGATGTGAACGCGCTGCTGCTCAAGGCCGGTCGAATTAAGGAAGGCCAGACCTTCCGCGATCTGGATGACACCTTCGCCAGCAAGTACATCAGCAAGCCTGACCTCATCCTCGGCAAGCTGCCGCTGATCGTGACGCCTGAGACCGTCGTGACCCCGGAGGTGACCCCGTGAGCACCGAGGTAATCCACAACATGCCGTCGGCCATCTACCACGGCACCAAGGCCCTCTCCAAGTCCGGCCTCGATCAGTTCAGGCGGTCCCCCGCCCACTTCCGCGCTTGGCAGGATGGCACGACCAAGAACGAGTCGTCCCCCGCTCTGGAGTTCGGGACCGCCGTTCACATGGCGATCCTTGAGCCTGAGCTGTTCGCCAAGTCCTACGCGGTATTCACCGGAGATCGCCGCACCAAGGACGGCAAAGCAGCCTACGAGGCCATCATCGCCGCTGGACTGACACCGCTCAATCAAGAGCAGTGGGACAACATCACCGGAGCCGCAGCCGCGGTTCACGCTCACCCTGCCGCAGCGCCGCTACTCAACGGAATCCAGACCGAGGTCTCGTGCTTCGACTCGTGGAATGGCGTGAAGGTCAAGGCTCGCATCGATGGCCTCGCCAAGGACTACATCATCGATGTCAAAACCACTCAGGATGCGTCGCTAAGCGCGTTCGCTAAGTCCTGCGCTCAGTTCCGCTACCACGTCCAAGCCGCTTGGTACCAACGCATCACCGGCATCAATCGATTCGTGTTCATCGCCGTTGAGAAGGAAGCTCCCTACGGTGTCGCCTGCTACGAGCTTGATCAGTTGGCCATCGATGTCGGACATTCAATCATCGATGAACAACTCAAGACATTCATCGAGTGCCAGGAACTGAACTCTTGGCCCTGCTACCCATCCACAACTCAAACCCTTTCGTTGCCCACATGGGCGATGCGTCAGTCCGAATAACAAACACAACACAACACATGAAATTCAAAGTCGATCGTTCCCAAGCCGAAGTGAAGCCGTTTGCCGGCCCCGGCGAATACACTGTCATCGTCAACTCCTGCAAGGATGACGGTCTGGACAAGAGCGGTAACAGCGTCGCAACCCTGCGATACAAGGGTCCATCCGGGGAGGTCATCAGCGACCGCTTCGTTCTCAAGGACACCATGATGTGGCGCATTCAGGCGCTGATCAGTGCGACCGAGGCAAACATCGATGACGGTGCTGAGTTCGATTTTAGCCTCAACGGAGCCTTCTTCCGATTCCTCCAAGGCTTCGTTGGACTGTCCCTCGTGATCGTCCTAGAAGAGGAAAAGTACACCGACAAGTTCGGTGCTGAGCAGACCGCTCTGCGTGTCCGTCGCATGAAGAAGGTGCCGAGCGATAACGACACCATCTGACCTACAAACAAAAGCCCCCCGGAGAGTGCAGGCTCCGGGGGGTGACATGAGTCCAAAACAAACAAACAAAGCGCAACGACACGCTATGCAGACCAAAGATCATCCGGAAACCATTTCGACGCAAGCATTTCTGCTGCGTCCCTACCAGCAACGAGCGGTCGAGTGGGCCAAGTCTGGAGCTGATGGACTCATCATCGCACCCGCGGGGAGCGGCAAGACCCTCATCGCTTCCTCGATCCTAAAGCATTTCTCCCAATTTCCGACATGGACATTTGGATGGCTCGCCCCCACCCGAGAGACATGTCAGCAGGCGGTTGCTTCGCTTCATGCGATGGGCGTCAATACCTCCCGCGTTGAGGTCCGTTGCCCCCATGAATCAGTCGATTTCTCCAGGAAGAACCTGATCATCGTGGACGAGGCGAAGCACAGTCCCGCTGCCACTTGGCTCAAGATTATCGAGTCATGCAGCGGCCTGCGATTTGGATTCGATGCGACCCCTTGGTCCGATGATCCAGAGCGTAATGAGATCCTTCGCAAGCTCTTCCGCGATACCCAGTTCGAAATCCGCCGGGATGAACTGGCCGGTGTGTTGGCTCATGCAACCGTGCACATGAGTTCCGCCACCGACCTGCATATCCAGGCGAAGATCGATGACCACATCGAAAGATTGTTCGCAGAACGCAAGCGGTATATGAGGATCAGCCAGCCAGAACTCCGTGCCATGTGCGCTTGGGAGGCTCTCACAGAGATCGGTATCTGCGGTAACCAGACACGCAACGCTACCGCAATCATGTTGGCCAACTGCCACTCTACAACCGGACCCACCCTCGTTTTGGTTCCCCGTGTCACACTCGGAGAAATGTACGCCAGCAAGATCGAAGGATCGGTACTGGTTCACTCCAAGATGCCCAAGAAGTCTCGGAAGTACGTCATGGATGAGTTCCTCAAAGGCCACATCAAAACCATGATCGCCACATCACTGGCCGACGAGGGGTTGGATCTGCCTAACGTCGAGACACTGGTCATGGTGTCCGGTGGGCGGAGCGCCCAGAAGACTATCCAGCGGGCCAGCCGTGCGCTGCGTAGGACTGAGACCAAGACTGATGCTCGTATCTACGACTTCTTGGACAACTTCCACCCCATGGCGATCGCGCACGCCAAGAAGCGCATCAAGTGCTACAAGGAACTCGGATGCCACTTCGCATGAGCACCGCACTCACCATCGTCTCCATGGCCGTGCTGATGCCCCTCTGCGTGATCGCAGGCATCTACGTAGGCCACACTCTCACCATCAAGTCCCAACAAACAACCAATGAGCAATCGAATCGTAATCGCATGTGACCCCGGCGTGAACGGCGGGTTCGCAATCCACACCAAGGACGGGATCCTCCTGTTCGCAATGCCCGAATCCTTACCGGATATGGCGCAACTACTAAGCGGATTCAAATTAGCAGATAGCCATCTCTGGATTGAGAAGGTCCCCAAGTTCGTGTCAAAGCTGACTCCTGCTGCTTCGGTCGCCACCCTGCACGAGAACTACGGCATCATCCAAGGATTGGCCTACTCCATTGGCTACGCCCTCCACCGCGTGGAACCCAAGGTATGGCAAGACCCTCTTGGACTGGGTGGTAAACGCTCCTGCGCCAACTCCGCGGAGTGGAAGCGCAAGCTCAAGGCCAAGGCCCAGGAACTGTATCCGCACCTCGATGTCACGCTTAAGAACTGTGACGCCCTACTGGTCCTCCACTACGCCCAGGGAGGTGGTCGATGAGCGAGCAGGTCAAACGAATGATCAACGATGGTACCGGGGTGTACCAGATGAGCAGGAGCCAAGCCGGTGAAACCTATCGTGCAGCGAAGAAACTTAAAAGATATGAAGTCAGCTACTGGAACAGGAACAAAAAGAACAAACAAACCCAAACGAAACCGTGAGCTTGTTAAACACGTTTTGGTGTCACCAGATGTGCATGCTGAGTTAAAGGCATACGCAATCAAAAATGGATATAGAACTCAGGGACTAGCAGATGAAGCAATTGTAGAATATCTAAAGAGACAGGAGGCGAAATGAGCGAACAAAACAAATCAGAGACGGTACGACTAACATTCAAAGGACTGCTGTCCATTTACCTGCCGGACGAGAAGGTGGCGGAAGTTTACAACGCCACCGAACTGTCCTGCCGCAGGAACAATTGGGGAATCGCAATCGACGAGAGCAACCGATTGGACTTTGTTCCGATGGTGAAGGTGGAGGAATCGAAATGAGCAACCAACCAATCAACGCCGGAGGACCGGCGTTTCCACATACAACGCAATGGGACGGAATTACTCCAGCAATCAATTACCATGGTATTTCAATGCGCGACTACTTCGCAGCGGCGGCGCTAAACGGTTCGCTGGCAAGCCAATGTAAAGACAGTCATTGGGTTTTCTCGAACATTCCAGATGATTTTGAAAATGACACCGGAGCGTTATCTGGAATTGCTAAGTTATCATACGATCTAGCCGACGCAATGCTCAAAGCGAGGGCGGAGGCAAAATGAGCGACACCCCGATATCAGATTCAACACCGCACAACGTAGCCGAGTTGGGGCTGCTGTGCAGGAGGATCGAACGCGAACTCACCGCAGCCAATACAATCATCCGGCAGCAGCAATTGCTGGATGAAGCAAACCTGCGGCTTCAAGAGCGCATCAAGCGGCTGGAGGAATGGAAGGAGTCGGCATTGGAGGTTGAACGCGAATGGGACGCCAACGCCATCGCAACACTGCTCGGAGCAAAACTCGGAGAGTCTCAGCGCAAAGTGATTCAGCGCGAAGTGCCTCTACTTTTAGAACGCATCAAGCGGCTGGAGGCAGCGGGGGATGCGATGCTGAACGCATGGTTGATGCCCGAAGACTCAATGGAGTATTGCGACTGGGTTGCGTTGAGCGCAGACGCAAAAGCAATGTGGTACAAAGCCAAGGAGGCCAAGCCGTGAGCATTGAAGAACACCTTCGGTACATGGCGGAAGACCCTTTCGGGCCGGCCGACAAAAACTCACTACGCAAATTTGCCGTAGAAGTCCGCAAGCTGGAGGATCGGGTGAAACAACTGGAGCAGGAGAACGACGCATTGCGAGCAGATCTGCTGCTGTGGGAAGAGAAGGAGGTGAAGTTGTGAATCCATTCAAATGGTATCGCAACTGGCGCATCCGTCGCACTGAGGAGCGCATCGCTTTTCTTGAAAAGTACTGCGACTCATTCCACGACGAGCATGGATCGGTCAGATACGACATCGCTTATCATCACGACCTGTTTGAGAAGCGAGCCGAGGTCGCCCAACTTCGCAAGCGGTTGTACAACCTCATTGAATTCTGACAATGATTGTACCCATCGGCCCTGCCGCATTCGTGTTCCGTCACAATCGAACCGGCCAGATTGTCGTCGCACCCAGCGAGCGGTGGCATGAGTACTACGACAAAAAGGAGGACTGGGAACATACTGCGAGCGTGAATGCTTGCGGAGCTTTACAGTACATCATCGACGCCAAACCGGCTGAGAGGAACCGATACATCAAGTCACTTACTACCGAGAAACCATGAGCAATATCAAAATCAGCGACTTTATCAACGAGCCATGGCGCGACGTTGGATTGGACGCAGTGAAACGAGGGGTTGAAACCTGCAAGCGCAACGGGATTGAGAATCCCCAAGCCTACATGGCCATGATTATCGGACTCTGCGACATCATCAACGAACTGAAAGCAAAGCAGATCAAACCATGAAACGCTGGAACAAGAAAGCATGGCCTTTACTGGCAGGAACCAAGAATGGAAACACCATCAGAGTCTGGTGCCCATATTGTCGGATTCACCATGTGCATGGATGGGACAAGGACTGTTCAGATTCCGATGCAACCCATCGAGTGGCACACTGCCTGCCTGGTGGACCATTCCGCGAGACAGGGTACTACATCACTGTGGAGCCAATACTATGACCATCGAGGAAATGAGAACCATCGACGCAGTGAAGACCTACAAGGAACTGCAGGAGGCTAAGGAGCGGATCGCGCACCTGGAGACAGCCATCCGATCCACACTCGAAGCCAATCGACACCTGGCCGACGGCGACAACTGCACCCTGATCGAACTCAAGAAAGCCCTAACAGACTAATAGAAGGGGAAAATGACGATACTTCAACAATTGGGGTTGACCAAGGAGTCCATGTCTCGCATGGTGGGCCACGTCACTCCGTTCAAGGATCCGAACCCTCGGATCAACCGGCGGTGGCCGGCTGTTCCAACCGAGATCCGGGATGCCATCCTGAAAGAGGACAAGTCACGCACTTACCCAGAGTTGTCCAAAAAGTACAACATCTCACTGTCATGTGTATGGAACATCAAGAACAGCAAAAACAACAAACAACAATAGAGGAACTACAACGATGGAAACAGTTATGTCACGAATTGGCCGATTGCTTGGGATGCGGATGCATAATCAAGCACGGCCTGTGTGTCCAGTGCCACAAAGCACAGAAGAGGTACCGAGCAATACAAACACCTTTGAGGTAGTGGCAGTTAGTAAGAAGAAGAAGGACAAGAAGCGAATATACATGAAACTCAGCGATTCAATCGATCAAGTTAACAAGCTGCGATCAGAAGGGCTCACCTATCGTCTCATCGGTGAACACTTCAAGATGTCCAAGCAGCGGGTCTATCAGATCATCAAAGCTGGTCAGCAGCGCGATATCGAGCGGGCCAAGTGGACCTACGGGCTCAGCGTTCGTAACGCTAAGCTGATGGACTTCCTCGAATTGAAATCCAAGGAGGCCGCTCGCAACGCGGTTCTATCTAGGGAGATCGCCCCTTTCAAGTGGGACAACTTCGGTCGCAAGTCCTACACCGACCTCTGCCAATGGCTCGAAGTCAAACCGCTTGAATCATTCAGCGGCAAGAAGTGTCCTCACTGCGGCCTTCAAACATGAGCAACCGTCACCAATACCCACTCGTTGAATCAATCAAGGTGGTCCGCCTCTCGGAGGGGCGGACCATCCGCATTACAAGGGATCGTACCAAGCAAGACCTCAAAGTGATCCACGGCGACGGAGACATCCATCTCACCTGCGTCGCTCAAGCCCATGATCCCATCGAGATGATCAAGACCTTGGCCCGCCTCGAAGACGTCCGATCAGTCGAACTCACCGACGCCAAGGGTAACGGCATCATAATCCACAAACAGAAATAACATGAACCAGTCCTCAACACTCGACATCGTAACGGCACTCAAGATCGTCAGCTCCCAAATCGAATCACCAGATGGAGTCGCGCAAGCCCTCTGCCTCGAAGCAGCAAGTCGTCTCACTGACATGGTCAAGCTCACGAGCGACCTCACTGCACACGTCATCTCCAATCCTGTGCATCACCCTCGATGTAACTCCAAAACCAAGGGTACCTACTGCAATTGTATCCTGGCTCGCATCCTCCCCACATGAAGACCCCACGACACGAGCAGCCATGGTACGAATGCCGCCTTGAAACCAACAAGAAGCCAGCCCCATTGACCGCAGAGGAACGTACCACCATGAGCGACATCAACCGAAAGCTCATCGAGGACGCCCCTCGCCTTATCGAATACGGCATCAAGAAAGGGTGGATCTCCTACCCAAAGAAGACTCGAGCCTACCACACATGGATCACCAAGGATAGTCCGCCACTCGAACAAGACGATTCGTCCGCGTTCGATACCAGTCCGTAGTCCAGCAACAAATCAACGACATGACAACGCTCCTCGAACGAGCGGCGCTTTGGCTCGCCAAGGTACCGCCAGCCATCTCCGGATCCGGAGGGCACTCACAAACCTACACCGCCGCCGTTGGCCTCGTCCACGGATTCGGCCTGTCAGACACAGACGCATTCACACTCCTGTCCGATTGGAACCGCTCATGCCAGCCACCCTGGCAGGACCGCGAACTCCTCCACAAGATCCGACAGGCCAATGAGAAGTCCCACTCCAAGCCCCGCGGGCACCTCGCCAATTCCTCGGCAAGCAGCCCCGCTGAGCCATTGGATCTGACACGGGTGCGGTTCAGTAGGCCAAAGCCTGTGGAGCCTCTGCGGGTGCCAGAGGGGTCCGTGGAGCCGTCCGCGCCATCAAACCCGCCCGCAGCCCCCATACCGGCCTCGCACGACGCATCGGAGTTCAAGCGTTTCCTCACATCCGCCTTCGCGGCCACCGAGGTGGTCTGCATCTGCGAGCAGGTCGAGGATGGTAGGCCAATCAGTGCCGGCTCATTCCTTCCCCTCGAGGACTGGATCGCTCGCTTCGATGACCCCGAGTCCATCCTGTTCCGCAGCGACCGAACCGATGGAGTCTTCGTACGCATCAACCCGTTCAAGCCCAACCTCTACAGCGGCTCCGACAACGATGTCAGCGCCTACCGCCATGTCCTGGTGGAGTTCGATTCCAAACCCAAGGCTGAGCAGGAACAGCTCCTCCGCTCCTCGGGCCTCCCCATCAGCGTCCTCATCGACTCCGGTGGCAAGTCCATCCATGCATGGGTCCGTGTCGATGCCCCCAACCGCAAGGAATGGGACGCCCGCAGGGACCTCATCTACTCGGCAATCCCCGATGTCGATCCCAAGAACAAGAACCCATCGCGCTTCTCCCGGCTCCCCGGCTCCTGGCGGGGCGAAGAGAAGCAGAAGCTGTTGGACATCAACCTCGGCGCTCGATCATGGGAAGATTGGCTCACCGATCGGGAGACCGATGATGACAAGGCCACCGTCGTCACGGTCAAAGACCTCATCAACTTCGACCCGGACAAGGATCCGGATAACCTCATCGGCAAACGGTGGCTCACACGCGGCTCCTCCATGATCATCTCCGGTGGCACCGGCATCGGGAAGTCATCCCTGATGATGCAGATCGTCATCCAGTGGGCCATGGGCAGGGACTTCTTCGGTGTTGCACCGGTGCGACCACTCCGCATCGGTATCGTCCAAGCCGAGAACGACAAGGGCGACCTCGCAGAAGCATTCAAGGGCGTCATCAAGGGGCTGAACATGCACACGCCCGACATCCGCATCCTCCAAGAGAACCTGCACTTCCGCACCGAGGCCGTCCGCACCGGTGACGCATTCCTGGCCTACGCGAAGAGATTCATCACCCGATCGAAGCTCGATGTCATCATCGGAGATCCGCTCTTCTCCTACTTCGGGGGCGACCTCAGCGATCAGGGCGAGGTCAGCGTATTCCTACGCAACAAGCTCCAGCCCATCCTCCACCAGACCAAGGTCGCGTGGATCTGGATGCACCACATCAGCAAAGCCCAGCGGAAGGACGGCGAGCCCATGACCACCATGGAACTCGCCCACTCCGGGTTCGGATCCAGCGAACTCGCCAACTGGGCGCGGGAGATCGCGGTCTTGGTAGAAGTAGGCCAATCAAAGCCTCGACGGTTCCAACTGGCCTTCTGCAAGCGCGGATCAAGGCTGGATGCTAACTCACTACATCTTCAGCATTCTCCCAGCGGGATTGTGTGGGAGCAGTGGAATCCGATGGTGATGACCGGGGCCGAGTTGAAGCAGCCGAAGCCACCGGCTCGTCGTTCATTTCGGCGAGGATAGCACCCCAAAACTCCTTGGAAGACTTATCGTAAGCCGCATCTTCCTCTTCCCTCTTCTTACGCTCGAGCTCCTCAGGATCCACATCCGGGGAGCTTTTCTGTTCCTGAACCTCAACCTCGGAGTCGGGCTCCTCCTCCTCGCGCTTGCGCGATCGCTTACGCTCCAGTTGGCCAAACAACCTCTCGTGCTTCTTCACCGAAGTCTTCAGATACGCAACGTCACGCTTCAGCTCATTGATGGTTCTCAAGAGCAGCGAAACCTTGTCCTCATCCTCCGGAGGCACCCAGTCGCACCCACGCCATTGCCTATGAACCATGTCATAAACAATCACCTGAGACTTCTTGTTCCTCATAGAGTTGAACGCACGGATCGCACGACCAAGCTCACATCTAAGATTCTCACGAATGTAGGCCAGAACCTCGGATCGATCCGGGTCGGCATCGTGGCGTTGCGGGGGCATCAGTCGGAACATCGACCGAAGGGTTGAACCATTGTCTAGGTAACTCATAGCAGGAACAGAATGCGTCATGCACGGCAACATGTCAATGTAAAGGAATGTTCATTTTGCAGAGCATACCAAGAAGTTCCCATGGCCACTGCTACCTCCCTAGAGGGAGTCTTGTCACTCCCTCTTCTAGGGAGTTAAAAACCGCAACGCTGAGACGCTGCGTGGGGGCTCGTGCCGGCCCCCCGCGCTCAGCGGCGGTTTTTCAATAACCCTCCACTGATTGCGAAGTATCGGGTCCGATGGATGGATATGGATGCCTCGCAATCGATCAGAAAGGGGTCGCCAGTGCGTCGGAGGGGGGATTCCGCATCAAATTGCGAAAGCGGGGTCCGCGGGGCTGGAAACGGAAAGCCCCCGGATGGGTGGTCCGAGGGCTCCGCGGGGTGGAGGACGGGGGATGTTTGGCCTACTCGGTCAGATTCCCGACCGCGGACTTCCAGTCATCGATCAGCGAGCGGCAGTATCCGCAGACCATCTTCAGGCTCGAGCCCTTAGAGTTCTCGCAATAGCAATGCTTGCGATCGGCCATGCAATGGCCCGCTTTCAATATAGCAGTCAAACGATCCTCGATCTTGTGTATCAAAAACATCCGCTTCGTGTCGGCCAGCTCCATCAGCTTTCTGTTGGATCCCTCCAGCTCCTTGATGCGATCTCTCATTATAGATAGATCAGTTTTATTTATCAGAGTGTAGTCGTTGTAGTTCATTTGTATCCTTTGAATTCGTTGATGTAGTACACCGAGTCTTCGATCGTTCGCTTGCTCAGCACCCGATTCTTTCCTCCCCTGATGCAGCGTTCCAGCAAGTCGGCCAAGTGATTCCCGATCTGGATCTTAGCGATCGCTTCACGGAATACCTCGTCGTGCTCCTGGCTCGTCCTCACGCGGGCTTCGCGGAGGCCCTCAAGTAACCTCTCAATGTTTGGGCTCATGTCGGAGGGCACCCTACCGCTCCATGCTCAGTCGTCAAGCAGGAAAGTGTGGGGATGGAATAAATCGCTTCTACCGCTCCATGCCCCGGAGGATACCGCTCCATGCTCGGGGCTCCGCGGATTCCGGATTTCAAGATTCCGAATTCCGAATTCTGTATGGCGTATGGGCCGGTGCGGGAGATCTTGGCGCGAGGGCGGAGGGGTAGGACATCGAGCGTCTCACCTGGTCGGACATTGGGTGTCCTAGGGGGGCGGGCGACGGGCAAGGAAGGAAGGAAGGTAACCGAGTGGAGACAGGGTACGGGCAACAAAAAACCCCTAGGGGGAACCTAGGGGGCGAAGGGGGGGGACTGGCCTACTTGTCAGCCGTTGCCGGCAAGGGCGGAGAGAACCATAAGGGCAACGAAGAAAGCGCCAAGGAGAAGATACCCAAGGGCACGGAATAGATCGGTCATTCCAAAGCCTCGATTAAAAGCGAAAACTCCCGGGCGTGCTCTTCAAGTAGGAAAGTGTGGGTTGTTTTCATGATCAGATCATGCCAAGGGCGATCAGAAGTGAAGGGCACCCATGGGAGCAGCGCCCGTCTGGTTCGACAATGCAACCCTCAGTGCAACAAGCGGGCGAGGTGCCATCGAACATAGCATGGCGGGCGTATTCAAAAGCGCCGTCTTCGGATGGTTCCCAACCCTCGTTTTCAAGCGCTTCCATGGCGCTGATTCGGTACGGGTTGCGGGTTGCGGTAGGGACTTGTGTGGTTTTCATGTTTTCTTGTAAGGGCGTCAATTGCCCGCGCAACCTACGGAGTCGCCCCCATAGGCTGACCGGACAACTCACACACTGGCCGACTCAATGAAGTGTCGACGTCCGGTCCCGTGCACCGGGATGTGGATTGAGCGGACACCGGAACGGGAGCCCGCGCAGGCTAGGCAATCGGCGCATGGGGTACCGACTCGGTCGCTGGCGCACAAAATCTCAATCGAGTGATGATCTAGATCCGGAGTCACACGGAAGGTGCTCCAGCCCATGGAACGGGCAATGAGGAGTTCGGCGCTTGTGTCCACACTGGCCATAAGCAATTGACGCCACCCTTGCAAGCTAGGCTTGCGCCATTGATGGGTATAGCCTGTCCATCCGGAGGAAGCGCCGGCAATGGCCAAGGCGAGGCTAAGGGGGATCCAAGTAGGGTCCCCGTACGCTCCGAAACGGACCCGCCTTCCGGAGAACACGGAGACGGAAGGGAGGGGAAGGTATGCGCCCGCTTTCCACGCCCGCCAGATTCCCAACGGGGCTTGGCCTACGTTGACGTAGCAGGAACGACCGGAGCCGTCGCCGTTGCCTCGGTGGACGCAGGAACCGCAAATCAGACGGTCGAGGCCTTGTTTGATCGCTTCCACGGGATCAACGGCTTTGACCAGAATCCAAATCTGAATCATGTCGCCCGTCTTCCGGTTGTCCGAAGGGTTTGAGAAGCCCGTGGCGATGATCACGCGGTCGCGATCCTCGTGAAGGACAAATCCGTTCAAAGGGCACCTCCGTTGATCACGGTAAAACGAACATTGTGGCCCGTCGTTTCATTGGGACCGGTCGGATATCCGATGAAAGCGGCAAACTCCACGATGGACAGGTTCCGGGTGTAGGAATCCTCCACTAGGGTCCGAACGATACCGCGACGACCGAATGCCCGGCGGGCGGCGCGTTTCGCGAAAACTTCGGCGGCGTCTCGGATCCCGAGAGCGCGGACGGAGCGAAAGCCGTTGCAACGGAAGAGAGTCAATTGGAACCTCCGATCAAAGCATCGGCGAGGAGCCAGATGATTGGAAGGAGGAGGAGGTGAAGCGCTAGGAATGCACAAGCGCGGAGGAGTTTTGATTTCATGGTGTAAGCTGACCTCAATGGCCAGACCAGATGCCTCTCAGTGAAAGGCACCGGATCCGGTCACTGCGGGGTGATGCGGGCCGAAACGCAAAGCTGATGATCGTGGGTACCGTCGTCGTCGTCGTACCGGTAGTAAATCAGCCAATCACCGGGAGGGAGCCCGTCGTTTGCACCAAAGCGAACGAATAGCATGCACCAACAATCTTTCTCGGTGCCCGTCAAGATCTCGTGGCACCCGTGATGGGCGTCGGTAACTCCTCGGACCCAATCAGGAGTCGGGCTTATGGTTGCAATAGGAACGAAAGTTCCGGGGCGGACCCATCCTACGTTCGTGAATGAAGCGAACGGGTGTTCGGTGGTGGTTGCTGGCGTTGCTGTCGTTGCTTGGGATGTCATGGAGTCGCTTGTTTACTACGGTATTATACTCATCGCAACTAAATCTGAGAAAATGTGGCCAAGTGGCCTTTTGTAGGGGTGAGTTGCGGCATGAAAGCGAAAGGGAGCGGTGACCTGGTCAAAGGGGGGAAGGGGAAAGCACCCATAAAACGTCCTTCCGATGCACCTAAAAAAAACGGTCCTGATCCTAAGACTATCGCCGATGCCGACTGGTCTCGAGTACTTGACGCCGCATCGCTCGGGCTCCCGATGGAAAGGTTGTGGGCCCTTTCCGGAATGAGCGATAAGACTTTTAACAAGTACTTGCTGCGGTATCCGGAAAGGAAGGAAGCCATCGAAGCGGCCAGGACTCGGGGCGAGTATGACCTTACGTCGGTTGTCCGATCATGCGGCAACGGCTGGCAAGGCTCTGCTTGGTTGCTAGAAAGAACCAGAGGTTACGTAGCAAGGGCATCGCTCGAACATACCGGCAAAGGAGGGAAGGAACTCTCGGTATCCGGTGCCCTACTCGGTGCCTTCGGAGGAGGGAAATAACACCACGGGGGGACCAGGACCCCCAAGAGGGGGGTGGGTGTTACCTATATACCCCCTCCCCGTCCCACACCAAATTTTATGCCCGTCAAGCAAATTAAGCGCAAGAAATCCCCTTCACTTGGAATGGGTTCTCACATCCCTGCGTGGAAGCAGCGCAAGCTCCTGGAGGAGGCTCAGCAGCTGAAGAACTTCCCCAAGATGATGCTTGGCCTACGTGAAACCTACGCGTGGCAGGAGGCGGTGTTGGGGGCGTTGAACGAGAAGCACTCGAAGGTGGCTCTGAAAGCTGCGAACGGCTCTGGCAAGACGAGCATGGTAGCGGCGAGCGCGGTGGTATGGCACATGCTCCGCTGGCCGGGGAGCTTGGTGGTGTGTACCGCTGGTGTGTACCGACAGGTGGCCGACGCGTTGTGGCCTCACCTGCGGAAGATGATCAATGGGTTGGGAGGCGAGGAGAATGGATTCTCGATCAAGGATGGTGAGATTCGGTATGTGTACCCGAAGAAAGTGGATGGTCAGGAGCTGATCAGCCGGTGTATTGGGTTCTCGGCGAGCAACCCGGAGAAGGCGGAGGGCTGGCACGTGCAGGGTCCGAGCAATGACTTGATGTACATTGTTGACGAGGCGAAGGCGGTTCCGGACGGGATCTTCCAGTCAATGGAGCGGTGCCAGCCGACCAGAACCCTGCTGATGAGCAGCCCTGGTGGCAGCTCCGGGTACTTCTACGATGTATTCCGGAGGAATGATGGCAAGTGGCAGACCTTTACCGTTACCGCTTACGATTGTCCGCATATCCGGAAGGAGTGGATTGATGAGCAGATGGCCCGCTGGGGAGAGGGTCATCCGTTGGTGCGCTCGATGATCTACGCGGAGTTCATGGAGGATGACGGGAGCCTGACCGCGGTGAAGACGGCTGACTGGCAGAAGGTGGTGAGTGGCCCACCCAAGGAGGATACGGAGGGGCACCGGTTGACCGCGGGCTGCGATTTCAGCGCCGGCGGGGATGAGAGCGTGATGGTGGTGCGCCATGGGAACACGGTGAAGGGGCTGATCCGCTGGCGGGACAAGGACACGATGGCCAGTGTGGGGCGGTTCATCAGTGAGTTCCGGAAGTGGAAGCTGAAGGCTGAGGACATCTACGCGGATGTGGGTGGCATGGGGGTTGTCATGTGCGATGCGCTCCGGGCGGAGGGGTGGGATGTGAGGCGGGTGAATTTCGGGGAGCGGGCCATCCGGGATGATCAGTTTGTGAATCGGGCGGCGGAGATGTGGATTGAGTTCGGGCGGATGGTGGAGGAGGGGAAGGTGAATCTGGGACCGGTCGGGACCGACGAGGTATTGCTCCAGCAGTTCGTGAGCCGGAAGGTGCGGACCAATGGCAAGGGTAAGCTGACGCTGGAGGGGAAGGATGAGCTACGCGCCAGAGGGGTGAACAGTCCGGATCGGGCGGATGCGATGGTATTGGCCTTCTGTGGTGGTGGCGGGAAGCGGATGGACGAGTACATGAAGGCGCTGGGCGAGGATGGGCGGAGCCTGTTGGAGCGGATGGAGGATGAGCTTGGCCCACTTGAACCGGAGGGGGTTGCGCTTGCTGGTTGCGAGGTAGGGGGATAAAGGAGGGGAGGACATTTATGATGAGCGATAAACAGCGGAATGCGTTGCAGGGGCAGATTGTTGAGGCCGTGGGCCAGCGGAGCCCGTGGGAGCTGCGGCAGACGAGGTGGTATGAGTTGCGCCATCATGGTCTTCGCCGGACGAACAAGCCCTGGCCCAAGGCCGCGGATCTGCATTGGCCGCTGATCGATACCGCGATCGAGAAGCTGAAGCCGCTATTTCTCCAGCAGGCGCTGGGGATGGATGTGGTGGCCAGCTTTGTGCCGATGCGCCAGCAGTTGAACGCGTACACGAAGGTGGCGGAGGACTGGTTCAATTATAAGATCCGGGAGAAGACCAACTTTACTGACGAGGTCCTATCCTGGGTGGATTACACGCTGATGAGCGGGCGCGGGGTGATGAAGTGCTTCTGGAATCCGGGTGATAAGCGGGTGGGGTTTGAGGCGGTGGACCCGATGTATTTTGTGGTGCCGGCGTATACCACGGATTTGCAGGATGCGGACTGGGCGGTGCATGTGATGCCGATGAGTGTGCCAGCGTACAAGCGGATGGCTGGCCAGTTTGGGTGGAAGTCGGACTCCAAAACGATCGAGAAGATCCGGGGTAACCCGCAGCAGGATGACAATATTCCGGGGGCTGCGACCGAGGACGATGCGAAGCAGTTGCGCGAGGGTATCACGTACACCAACAACACGGATGGTGTGATTGTCTGGGAGGTGTACCGGAAGCGGGATGACGGGGTGTGGGAGGTGTATCTGTATAGCCCCGCGGCGGTGGATCTGGATCTGCGGGATCCCATGGAGCTCCCGTATGACCATGGCCAACTGCCATTCATCGATTTCCCCTACGAGATCAAGGACAAGGGATGGTTCAGCCCGCGGGGAGTGTGCGAGATCCTGGCTCCGTTCGAGCTGTCCATGACCTCGATGTGGAACCACAAGCATGATGCGATGACGCTGTACAACCGCCCACTCTTTCGGGCGGAGCGGGAGCTTCCGAACAGCATCAACCTGCGGTTCCAGCCGGGTCAGATCCTCCCGTATGGCGTGGCTCCGGTGCAGATGCCGCAGCCGCCGGTGAGCTTTGATCAGGAGCTAAACCAGACACGGGCCGTGGCGGAGAACCGGATCGGGAGCCCGGATTACGCGATGGGCAGTGTGATGAGCGGTGGAAGTGACCGGAGGACCGCGACCGAGATCCAGAGCATCAACGCTCAGGCCATGCAGAGCGGGGATCTCCGGGCTCGGCTGTTCCGCATGGCACTGGGCAAATTGTACCGGCAGGCGTGGGGCTTGTATGTGCAGTATGATTCCAAGAGCCTGCGGTACCGCTTCGCGGAGGACTCGTTGGAGGCGGATCCGAAGGCGCTGCACGATCAGTACGAGCTGGAGCCGAAGGGTGGAATGGACATGGTGAGCCGGCAGATGATGATCCAGCAGGCCATCAATCGGAAGCAGTTGTTCATGAACAGCCCGTGGGTGGATCAGGTGGAACTGGACAAGAGCATCATGGAGTTGGACGACCCGAGTCTGGTGAAGCGGCTGCTCCGGGATCCGGGCCAGAAGGCGGCGGACGAGCTGGAGGACGAGACCAAGACGATCCCCACCCTACTCGTGGGTATCCCGGTGCCGGCCAAGCCGGGTCAGAATTATGCGGGTCGGATCGGGGTGCTGATGCAGTACCTGAATGGTGCGATTCAGCAGGGGCAGCAACTGAGTCCGGTGAGCCAGAACGCGTTCATGATGCGGATCGATAGCCTGCTCCAGGGCTACGAGCAGGTGGCTACGAACGAGGCGCGGAAGCTGCGGAAGGAGATCCAGAAGTTCTTCGAGAGCACGGGATTGCTCGCCGCAGAAGCGGCTCCGCAACCCCCCGCTCCGGTCGCTGAGGCTCCCGTGATGTAAGGATCATGATCACCGTGACATGTAAGGATTGTCGGTTCTATTGTGTGGACGGGACCTGCCGCAGGTTCCCGCCCGCGGGGAGACCGAGTTGTTGGCCAACTCTCAATGCCAATGACTGGTGCGGAGAGTTCGAGAATAAAAAGATTATGATACCACTCACCGAGGGAACCGTCGTCCAATGCAGCGTCGCACCGGCCACACCGCGGGAGATAGAGCCGGGAGGATTGCAGGCGCTCGAGGAGGGTGTTCCGCCGAAGGTTCGATTCCAGCGGAAGAAACCGGTGTCCGATCTTAAGGAGATTCAGGAATCACCAATCTTTGGAGAGGGCTGATATGGCTGAATACCAAGGCAAGAAGGTTACGCTCAACAAGCCCTTCTATACATCTGGCGAACGGAAAAAGAGTGCGGTGTACGTTCGCAATCCCAAGGGTACCGTGATCAAGGTCCGCTTCGGCGATCCGAATATGGAGATCAAGCGGGATGATCCGGAGCGCCGGAAAAACTTCCGCGCACGGCATAACTGCGATACGGCCACGGACAAGACCACGCCGCGGCATTGGAGCTGCAAAGCGTGGTGACCCATTTCCAATATGAAGAAGAAATCCAAGTTCAGTAAGCTCGCCACCGAACTCAAGAAAGAGGGTGCCGATGATCCCCGCGCACTTGCTGCCTACATCGGTCGCAAGAAGCTCGGTGCCGCGGAGTTCATGCGCCGTCAGGCCGCAGGTCGGAAGAAGGCCGCAAAGTAACCATGATCTCCATCATCGCACGAGTCCGCGCTGCTTGGACCTTTGGCCGACATCAGTGCTGGGTAAACCCGCTACCATGGCGCAAGGAAGACGCCAATGCACTGAGCAACTTCTTCAAGAGCGATAGCGGGAAACGCTTCAAGGACGCTTTGCTGAATACCGTTCTCATGCAGAACGCTTCAGCCATAACTGACCGAAACCATTTGCAATACTCATCAGGTTTTGCAATGGGTCAGGCCAGTCTTGTGAAGGTCATCGAGATGATGGCCGACCAAGAATCAATTACGGGGCAGGAGGATGATCCGGATTCTGCCACGAACACATAGGATCAAAGTTGCGGTTGCCGGTCTGTGCGGACCAGCAAACGAGTAAAAGCACAATATGCCAGATGATACACTGAGTGCCGATGCGATGCTCGCTTTGGCCAATGACTACGATGCCGGTGTCGATATCGACAGCCAGCCCAAGGAGCAGTCTCCCAATAACAATGAGACGGCTCCTGCTGAGCAAGATTCCTCCGATGCGGGGAGTGCCGGTAAAGAGGTCGATGGTGGCGAGCAGGAAGTAGGCACTAGCCGATCAGAGCCAGAAGCAAAGGCCGAGAAGAAGACCGAGCAGAAGACGGAGAAGGATAAGAGCAGCAAATTCGCCCAGGAACAGAACCGAAAGGCGAAGACCTGGGAGCAAATCAACGCTGAGAAGGAGGCCCTCAAGGCTGAGCGCGAAGCGGTGAGGCGGGAAAGGGAGGAGTGGGGCAAGCAGCGGGAGCAATCCAAGGCTGCTGAGACCAGTTCCTTCCGAGATGAGAAGGGCTACACGGCGGAGGACTACGAGGCTGCGGCCAAGGAGTTTGATGCTGATGGCGATTCTCAGTTGGCCAAGGCAGCGCGATCCAAGGCTGACGGAGTCCGAAAAGCTGCTACGGAGCGACAGCAGAAGGTACAGCAGGAGAAGTTCGCAAAGGCATGGTCTGATTCGTATGCACGGTTGTCCGAGAAGGAGACTTGGCTGAAGGATCAGAACAGCCCCGAGTACAAACGTACTGTCGAACTGCTCCAGAAGGTGCCGATGCTGACATCAATGCCCGATGGACTTGTCCATGCGGTGGAATTGATGAAGCTCCAGGACACTGCGGGAAAAGCTCAGTCGATCGAGGCCGAGAACAAGGCTCTGAAGGAACAACTCAATAAGCTCCAGCAGAAGACCGCTATTGGTAAAAGCGTGCCGGCAGGACAACTCAAGGCTGAGGAGAAAGATTTCTCGAAGCTGTCTCTCAAGGAGCAGAGGGAGGCGCTGTTGAAAGCGTCGAGGGCGTTCGACCGGGACGAAAACTGATAGAACAACCACAACTCAAATATGCCAGTTACTACTTCAACCACGCTCACCAACCAGTTCCAGAACTACTTCAGCAAGGAGCTGCTCTCGATCGTCCAGCAGGAGACGATCCTCGATCAGTTCTCTATGAAGGCCCCGATCCCCAAGAACAATGGTAACAAGGCCATCTCGATGTTCCGTTTCGGACCTCCGAGCATTGGCAGTGTTCAGACCATCAGCTCTGAGGGTACGGCTATCAGCTCCTCCAACTACCGCGCTCTGGCCCTCAACAGCCTGAGCAAGTCGCTGGCTCAGTACGGTCAGGTGATCGGTTTGACCGACATCCTCCGCGCCACCGACCTGTTCAACTCGCTCCAGCAGGCCACCAAGACCTCCGGTCTGGACATGGCCCTCTGGGTTGACTCGGTGATCCGCAACACCCTGATCGGCTCCAACCTCACCGCCAGCGGTTCCTCCATCGGTTCCGCCGCCGAGGGTGGTGGTACGTTCGACAACTCGGATGCCGTGAACACTGTGGCCAGCTCCGGAGGCGTGAAGGTGTACGGTAACCCCGCCACCCTGACCACGCAGAGCTTCTCTGCGCTGAACAGCGACACCACCGCGGCCAACACCACGATGACCGCTTCGGCTGTCCTCGATTCCATGACCCGCCTGAAGCGCAACCGCGCCCCGCTGATCAACGGCGGCTACGTCCTGGCCACCGACCCCCGTGTGACCCGCGACCTGATGCGCGATGCTGACTGGTTGAACGCCTCCAACTACGGCAACAAGGGCCAGCCGTTCTACAAGGGCGAGGTTGGTTCCATCTACGGTTGCCGCGTGGTCACCCAGACCAACTCGTTCGTCAGCACCGGCTCCGGCACTGCTGCCGATGAGTTCGTTTATCAAGCGACCTCCGCCGGTGGCGGTCTGGCCGTCAGCAAGGACATCATCGCCTCGTTCTTCTTCGGTAACGAGTCGTTCGGTATCCCTGCTCTGACCGGTGATGATCCGTTGTCCCCGCGCATCGTGATCACCGACACCCCCGACAAGTCGGATCCGTTGAACCAGCTCGTCACCGTTGGTGTGAAGCTGTACTTCGCCGCTCTGCGTCTGGCCGCTGGTAACACCGGTTCCACCGGTAACCCGGTGTGGTACCTCGTCCATCGGACCAAGACCTCGACCACGCTGTAATATGCGACCCAAGACGGCCACCATCATGGTGATTGCCGTTAGCCCGAGGGGGCATCATCGTAAAGGTGGTGCCCCCTCTTCTCATTCCGCTTGCGGATGCGATGAGGCTGACAACAATGCACCCATGATTTCTATTCCGCTCGAAGCCCTTTCCACTGACATGGAGGATGGCCAACAGGCCATGCCCGAGGTCGGTGATGAAGTGGTTTTGGACGATGTTCGCGGTGTCCTCAAGAAGCTCGAAAACGGCGAAGCCTATATCGAGATCCGCAGCGTCAACGGCATGCCCGCTGAGTACGAGAACAAGAGCGAGAAGGCCATGGCCTCCAAGGAGCCGATGGACGAGAAGGGTATGCGGGAGATGGTTGAGGAGTACGACAGCGAAATGGGTTCCTGATATGCCGATCTACACCTTCGAGAACAATGGCAAGTCCATCGAGCATATCGCTCCGATGGGTACCGACTCTGTTGTCCTTGATGGGAAGCGGTGGATGCGACAACCGGTGGCCCGCTTCGGGGTCACCGGCTTTGCTCGCGAGACCGAACTCAAGGACAACGTGAAGAAGGGATTCAGCCGGATGGAAGACCGTCAGGGTTCCCGCTTCGAGAGCACTTTCACCAAGAATCAAATCCGGAAGATCTGGGATATATGAGCGACGTAGCAAATCAGGCCATCGAGTATTCGATGGGACAGGGCGGCTTTCAACTGGTGACAGCCACCACGCTGACCACTGGCCCGTTTGTGGCCATCACCACCATCGCCCCTACCACCTTTAGCTCGATCACCGGTGGCAACATCAGCGGATCCTGGTCCACGGCGACCATCCCTGCTGGTATTACCCTGCCGGGACCGATCACGAGCTTCCAGATTTCCAGCGGTCAGGTGATCGCATTCAATGGCGTGATTCAATCGTGACACTCGCTCTCGGCACACGACTGGTATCGAACGGCGGGGGTAATGTTACCCCTGGCGATCTGCCTATCCTGCGCCGGGATCTGCTTCAGGAGGACGACTTCTTCGTTCTGCTGGAGGATGGTGACAAGATCGTCATCACGTTTGGGACTTTTGACTCTTTAGACTTGGAGAATGGGGATTTCCTACTCCAAGAGGACAGTGGCAAACTCATCATTCAAGCTAACTAACAGTTTATGGCAGATACAAAGATCACAGCACTGACGGCGATCACGACCGTCGATCCCGCGGTGGATGTCCTTCCCATTGTCGATGTCAGTGACACGACGATGGCTGCATCGGGCACCACGAAGAAGATCACCAGCAACCAGATCCTGGGAGCCGGCGGCACCGCCACCCTCGCCTCCGCCACCATCACCGGCGATCTGACGGTGAACACAAACGTGTTGAAGGTTGATTCGACGAATGATCGGGTGGGTATTGTTAATGCGTCTCCGACATATCCTTTGGATGTAGTTGGAACCGGTCGATTCGTTCAGACCAATTTTGCGGACAATATTTTTCGGCTTTCTACTGGAGGATCAACAACCGGCAATATCAATCAGATCCTGTTTGCCGATCAGGCCACAAGCGCAACTGCCGCAATCACGGCTTACAACTCCGCATTTGGTTCCGGTAAGAACTACGCACTTGGTTTTACGACCAATGGATCTGAGCGTTACCTGATCGACAGCACCGGCATCTCCACTTGGTCCGTCGGCGGCTCCACCGCCATGACCCTGAACTCCACGGGGCTGGCCTTAGGAATGTCGATTTCTAGCCCTTGGGCAACAAACCGGCGCGTTCTACAAATCGGTGGCACTAACAGCGGTGCCATTGCGTTGACTGGCACCAGCGGATCTGGCGAGCTTTTCTTCAACTCGTTTTTCAATAGTAGCTCTCAAAACATCTGTGTTGTCACAGGTGGAACTGGAAAGTACGACTTTAACGTAAGCACTGTCGGATGCCATACATGGAGCATTGGAACAGGAACGGCAGGCAACGCCTTCACCTTCACCCAAGCAATGACCCTCGATACGACTGGGAATTTGCACGTTGGTACGACAGCATATGTCGGTGTTGGTTCTAATTTTGTTAACAGCTTAAACGGTTTTAACATTGTTCCTAATAACACCGGAAGTGCTTCAAATCGAAACTGGCAGCTTGCCGCAAATGGAAGTGCTGCTGGCAATCTTGATTTCACTGTAAGCTCAGCAAACAATACCTATCCGAATTCTGCGTATCGGATGCAGCTTACGTCCGCTGGTGCGCTCAACAATACCACTGGAACTTACGGCACCATCTCCGATCTGCGATTGAAGGAGAACATCTCCGATGCTCGCAACTATCTGGCCGACTTGCTCAAGTTGCGCGTGGTGAAGTATTCGCTCAAAGAAGAGTCTTCCGCTGTTGCAACCAAACTCGGTTTTATCGCTCAGGAAGTCGAACTGGTGTTCCCGAATCTAGTCGATCAATCTGATAAGGAATACGACGGAGCCGAAGGTATTCGTAGCGTGAAGACTAGCATCCTGATTCCGATGCTCTTGAAAGCCATACAAGAACTCACCGCCCGCGTCCAAACCCTCGAAGCCCGCTAATTTATGACCATCCTCTGGATCATCGAACGCCTTCTCGTCAAACCTACTGAAGGCTCCCTCACCGATGTCGTGATTACCGCCGATTGGCGATGCAACGGCACCGACGAAACCTACAGCGGCACTTGCTACGGCAGCGCGTCGTTCGCGCCTCCGACCGGATCGTTCACTCCTTACGAGGATCTGACCGAGCAGCAGGTGCTGGACTGGTGCTACGCCAATGGCGTCGATAAGACTTCCATTGAAGCGAACGTCACCGCGCAGATCGAGAACCAGATCAACCCGCCGGTCATCGCTCCTCCGCTGCCGTGGGTGCCGGTGCCGCCGGTTTTGGTTGCACCCGTCGAAACTGTCGTCGATGCTCCGGCGGCATGATTAAAATTGAACTCACACTGCAACAGTTGCAACAGCTCACCCAGCTTCTCGTGATCGGGATGAAGGCTGGAGACGTTATGAATATGAAGGTTGGGCTTCCTTTGTACGAAAGCATTGAAGCCCAAGTGAACGCACAGCAGCAGCACAAGCCCGAGTAACATGGACGCTTCCAACCAAGGCGGAACGAACGGCCTAGCCCTTTCGCTCGGAACCGCGGCGACTGCGACCGCAGCGTCGATGCTCCCCCAGCTCACGGACGGGATTCGATTCCTCTCCGCCTTGGTTGGCCTTGCCGCCGCCTGCGTTGCACTTTACAAAGCCCTGAAAAAATGAAAAACATCAAAACTACACTCGCTGGCGTTGGCGTCATTCTCGTTGCTATTGGAAGTGCTCTCAAATCCGTGTTCGATGGCGATCCTAGCACCAACGTCGATCTGACCGCCACCATCGCTCAAGTGACCGTTGGCATCGGCCTTATCTGGGCCAAGGACGCCGAGAAGAAGGCCGAGTAACATCCCGCCAGAACGGCAATGCATCGCCAGCGGGATTCACACCTCGCTGGCTTTTCCATTATGGACCCAATCCTCAGCATAGCCCAAGGAGTGGCCAACGCCACGCTCAACAAGATCATAGATCAGAAAGACCAAACCCTTGAAGATGGACAGAAAGACAATCGCCTACGCGACGATCTCCTTGCTCGCGCTGATGCCGCTGGGCTGCGCCCCAACAAGAGTGGTGATGGTCCCGCCAGGACAACCCGTCAGACTGGCTGAAAACGTCAAAGCCCATGTGTGGGCCAAAGATGCCAGCGGTAACACCGTCAAAAGCCGAAACCGCGTGACAATCCACGAGGGTTGGTACGCACTACCTCCAAGAGAATAGTATGGGAACACCACTCACAGGCAGTACCGTCGCCAGCACCTACACTGGCCTGCTGAAGACAGCCGATAACGCCACGCTGACAGGTGTTCTCAGAACACTCAGCGACGGCAGCGGAAACGATTCCGCACTCCAAGTCTCCACCACCGCGCTCAACTCCACCGGAGACTTCAGCGTCGCAACCAGCCGCTTCACGGTCGCTTCCGCCAGCGGCAACACCGCTGTGGCCGGCACCCTCAACGTCACCGGCGTCACCTCCCTGAGCTCGCTCATCACCAGCGGCAATGCCACGATCGGTGGAACGCTCGGTATCACCGGTGGCCTCACGATCCCCGGCACCCTGTCAGTCACCGGCATCTCCACGCTCACCGGCGCGGTTGGCATGGGCAGCACCCTCAACGTCACTGGAGCCTCCACATTGGCCAGCCTTGGTGTCACCGGCGCTGCTACGGTCGGAACCACACTGGGCGTCACCGGACTCTCTACGCTCGCCAGCCTCGCGGTTACCTCAGGATCCACGCTCAATAGTCTCGCGGTTACCAATGCGGCCACGATCGGCACCACGCTCGGTGTGACCGGCTTGTCCACCCTGGCGATCCTGTCGGTGACGGGGGCTGCAACGGTGGGATCTACGCTTGGTGTCACCGGCAATACCACGCTCACCGGAGATCTTGCGGCCAATGGCAACACCACGCTGGGCAATGCCGGCACGGACACGCTGACTCTCAACTCGGACAACATCACCGCTCCGAACATTTCGACGGTCACCGTTGATCTGGCCAACGACAAGGTGCTCATCTCCGATGCAAGCGACTCCAGTAAGGTAAAAGTGGTGACAGCCAATTCACTTGGCATCAACGCATCCAACGCTCCTCAGTGCGTTCAGCAGGTTGCTGATGATCGATACAACTACACTGGATCACTCACTGGTCCTGGAACCGAGATCGCCTCTGTAACAAGGTCAATCACTCCTCGGTCCACTTCGTCCAAGATTCTGGTCAGCATCGTCCTGAATTACTCAACACTGGTTAACGCCTCTCAATTCGTATTGTTCCGTGTAACCAGAAACGGAACCGAGATCGGCACTTCGATTGGCACAGGCCAGAAAGGTATTGCTTCAGGAAGCTACGAAGACGGTGAGGTCAATGCGATCAACAACACGAAGATCGAGTTCCTCGATTCCCCGTCATCGTCCACTTCAACAACGTACAAGGTTCACATCTTCTCTCCGTTGTCGGTCACGAACCTGTACCTCAACTACGCGATAAACGGTGGATCCAGCTTCACAACAATCTCCGCCATGACGCTCCAAGAGTTCTTCGCATGAAACCCTCCGAAGTAGCCCAAGCGGCCTGCGACAAGCTCTCGTTCACGGACTCGGCCACCCTCACGTTGGCTAAGAAGTTCTGCATCCGTCGCTACTCGATGATCTGGGACTCGTGCCTCTGGAACGATACCCTCGGAGTCGTCTCAACACCCGTCACAGACGGCCAAGAACTCGTCACCATCTCCGAGTACGTCACCGCCACGTACACTTCCGGGACCGGTTACAACATGTTCCTCGACTTCCCGGTCGCATCCCGTTTCACGGTCTCCGGTGATACCGATGGTATCGAAGTACCAGCCGCCGAATGGGTCTCGTTCTTCCAGCTCGATCCCAACACTTGGAACAACGTCGATAGCCGCAAGTCCACACCCGGCAACTTTGTCAACTGGGCTCGCGTCCTCGGTGTCTCCTACGGTGAAGCCGGTGTCCCGCGCATCAAGCTCATCCCGACACCCAATACCAACGGCACCCTCTTCATCCTGGGCAAGAAACAGTCCCAGATGCGCCAGTTCGGCGAAGCCCAGACCATCTCGAACGATACCAACTTCGAGCTGCGCGGCGTCGAGAACGCACTGATGGCCTACACAGAAGGCGATCTCCTCGAATACTCCCGGCAGTACGGGAAGGCGCAGGCCAAGTTCCAAGAGGGCGCTGCTCAGGTCTCCATCATGAAAGACATGGAGCGTGGCCAACAGCAGCAGATCAGCCGCATCATCCCGGATAGCCTCTACGATTACACGTTCCAGGACATCCTCTAATGCCTTTCCAATCCTCAGACGCGCTCGATGACCAAATGCTTCTGGATGGAAGCAACGGCTTCTCCACCGGGGTCATCTCCGCCACTCGTCCCGATGCCATTCCTGCCACCAGCATGGAAGAGGCAATCAACATGGACTATGACGACTTCGGCAACCTCGTCACACGCCTCGGGACCCTGTCGCTGACCGGCAACAGCGAATCGCGCAACTGGGAAGACATCATCACCAACTGGGAGTCCACCACTTCCAACTTTGCCAGTAACCTACCCACCAACTCGCAGGTCTTCTCTGGCTTCTATTTCGATACTGCGGCTTCCGAGCGCCTCGTAATCGCCGTTCTCAATCGGAACACCGGTACCAAGGATCTCTACTACGGTTCACCCGGAGTCTCGTACAATTCGATCGCAAGCTCGACGATCAACGACGCCTCCCGGTTCGTTTACTTCGCACAGCTCAACGACAAACTCTTCTACGCGGACGGCTATAGCGCCCTGCGTTATGTCACGAGCACGAACACCAACGCGGCAATTACAGCCGGCAAAATCAGCCGCATCGATGTGATCAGGCAGGGTTCAAATCACAACTCGATTCCCACGATCACCATATCGGCTCCGCCAAGCGGTGTAACCGCTACGGCCACCGCCATTGTGGCCAATGATGGCAACCTAGTTGCGATTACCATCACGAACCCCGGCAGCGGTTACATCACGGCTCCTACGGTTTCGATCTCACCGGCAAACCAGTCCCACGCGGTCGCATTCGTATCACTCGCCGCTCCCGCCAAGCCGCTCTATCTCACCACCCACACCAACCGTCTGTGGGCCGTGTCCGCAGATACCACCATCCAGCCAGATACCCTCTACTTCTCGGACATCCTCGATGGCGAGTCGTGGGATCCGCTCGGTTCCATCCGTGTCGGTGGCGATGGTGATCCAATCCGCGGTCTCTACTCGTGGTTCGGTTACAAGCTCCTCGTCTTCAAGGAACGCTCAATTTGGAGCGTAGATGCCGATCCTACGCAGGATCCAGCCGATTGGGTCATCACACTCATCTCGGGCAATATCGGCTGCTCCTCGCACCGTTCGATCACCGCTGTCGGTGCCGATGTCTTCTTCCTGTCCCGCGACGGCATCCGCTCAATGGCGCAGATCCAAGCGGGTACCCAGACCAGCGTTGGCCTCGCGCTCAGCAGCCCGATCAACGACCTGATCAGCCGCATCGACAAGACCAAGCTGGAATACTGCGATGGCGTGTTCTGGAACAACCGCTACCTCTTGGCCGTTCCGTTCGTTACCGCTGGTCCGTTCTCCATCGGGTTGGAAAGCGAAGAGGCACTTCTGCTCGAATCCGGTTCTTCAATCGAACTCGAAGGAACCTTCAACCAGAACAACGCGGTCATCGTCTACCACTCACTGGCCCGCTCGTGGCTCGGTTACTGGGACAACTGGCAGGTCAACGACTTCATACCCACCGCCTTCTCGAACTTCGGCCCCGTGCTCATGTTCGCCGGCGACATCATCTCGCTCAGTGAAGGTGCGGGCCAAGTCTGGTCTTTCAACGACTACCTACCCAACACCCGCCTCAGCCCCGTGCAGCAGTCTGCTTACCTCGACGGCGGTAGCACCTACCAATCCACGGTCATCACCAAGGCGTACAACCTCGGGGAACCCATTCCGGACAAGATCGGATACAGCATCCAGATCGCGCTTGATAATCCGTACGCTTCGAGCATCGGTGCCTCGCTCTCATACGCCACAAACATGAGCGGGACGTTCACCTCGATTGATCCAGCGATCAGCATCCCGAGCACCCAGAAGTTCCTGGCGGCTTACAACCTCATCAGCCGAGGACGTTGGAACAACATCCAGTTCAAGATCAACACGACCAGCGGAAGCCGGTTGAGTCTCCAGTCCACGATACTTTCTGGCTTTGTTGATTCTGTGCGTCCTCAGCAATGACCGCACATCCCACCATCATCGAAGCGGCACAACTGCTGAGACAACATTGGCCTACTTGTTCCACGTGGAACGATGATCAGTTGCTCAACTGGATTGGAATCTTCAATGCCAAGAAGCTGATCGGAATTGTGAAGAACGAGGATGGTAAGTGCGTTGGCGTAGGGGCTGTTCGATTTCTCAACTCGATAGAGGAGTCCGAGGATCTGAACAACAACTTCCCAGACGGTCACATCGCGTGGATCGAGATCGCTATTGGTGCTGAGCCATATGCGGTTCAGACACTCTGGTTGGCCATGATGGGGCTGTGCTCGAAGAACGTCACCAAGCTGGGTGGGTTCCGCAAAGGCATTTCCCGTTTGTACGATTTTGACAGGTACTCCAAACTACTGATGAACCGAAGGATTTCCTATGGGCGGATCATATAAAGCACCAGATATGGCAGCGGCCAACCGGGAAGCGGTTATGGCCGGAATTGAAACTTTTCCGCTCCAGCGCGAGATTGAGGCAGCATCCCGGATTGGAGAGACAGTCCAAGTTCCAATCTACAAGGATGGAAAGGAAACCGGTCAGTTCCGAACGGTTGATTTTAGCAAGACATCAGATATCGCGCTGACCAAAGCTATCGGCCAAGCGCTTGCTGATCTTGCTCCGGTTCAAGCCCAACGCCAGCTTGAGGCGTCTCAACTGTACGGCACCAAGTTCGCCGAACAACGGCTTAAAGAGCTTCAGGCTCTTGATCCCGAGCGGTATGGCACTGCTGCTGCCGATGGAAGACCCGGAACTCCCGGTCTCTATTCCCAGTTCCTAAGCGATATCAGCAAAGCTCCCATCTCTGAGACTTCTCCTGCCGCTCCTTCCTACGAGCGCGTGGGCATGCCTACTGGCCCGCAGGATACCGGCTACGCACAGTCCATCCGCAGCGATCTCGAGCGCCAGATCGGAGCCGGTCTTGCTCAGGCTGGCACTCTCGATCCCACGATGATCCGTGCTGCCGAGCAAGCCGCTCGCGCCCGCGGAACCGCTACCGGCAACATCCTCGGCAACCTGTCCGCTTTCCGTGAGGCTCGCGCCGTCAACGAGGCGATCGCCAACGCGGATGTGCAGCGCCGGCAGCAAGCCATTGGTCTGCTCCAGAGCGGCCAGACTACGAGCGATGTCGCCAATCGTCAGGCGCAGGAGGCGTTCAACAACATCCTCGCGGCCACCGGTCAGCGGAATACTGCGATGCAGCAGAGCTTCGCCGGTCAGATGGCCGCGCAGCAGCAGCAGCAGGCCAGTCGCCAGCAGAACATTGCCAACATCCAGTCTGCCCTGGGACTCCAGCCGATCGTTTCGCAGGCTTCTCAACTTGGAGGTCTTCAACAGGGCGCTTCGCCATTTGCTGTTCCTCAGCTCATGCAGGGAATGCAAATGGCAAGTCCAGCTCAGTCGATGCAGATGGGTTCGAGCTTCGCACTACAGAACGCTCAGAACGCGTTTGAAGCCTCGAAGGCCAATTCTCCTCTTGCCATTGCTCAGGGCGTCACAAGCAGCATCGGAAACCTCGGTCAGGCATTCAGCGGATTCGGCCTTGCCGGCTGCTACGTGGCCCGCGAGTGCATCCCAGATCAGTGGGAGGCGTTCTACTTCTGGAAGGAACTTGTTGGTCCCAAGTGGTTCAAGAGCTTCTACGACAGCAATGCCGAGAAGTTCGCCAAGTGGATCAAGGACAAGCCGAAGACCAAGAAGCTCGTGGCCAACTGGATGCTCGGTCGAATCAAGAGCCTCATCCCGAAAGCCTGATCAATGGCAAACGATACCAGCACAGATACGTCAGGATCTGGAACGGATTCATCAAGTCCGAATCAGGCGTCTGAGAGGCTATATCTTGCCGGCGACCAGTATCTGCCATGGGGAGCAATCATTCCTGGCACGGGTGGACTTCGAGTTGGAGATGAATATGTCGATAACGCTGGGAATCGCTGGGACTGGCAGATCGATGACTGGGAATACAATAGGCCAGCAGTCGATCTATCGACCCCTCCAACCCCTAAGTTCGGACCAGTAACTCGATCCGGATACGCTCAGCCTCCCGTAGATCCGCTGAGCTACTACTCGACTCCTGAACCGACTCCTGAACCGACTCCGTACACTGGTGGGCCAACAAGGTGGTGGGAAATCAATCGTCCCGCTTTGGATCTGAGCAATATCCAGACGTTTACTCCGGTTTCATCGCCTGCTCCTGAGCCAACCTCGCCTCCTGTATCTCAACAACCGACATACAGCAGCGAGGGAGAAGACTCTGGAACCAGCCTGATAACCGATGAAAACAGGGAAAGGTACATCAGGGAAGGCGGGATGAATCTTCAGGGACCATCGGAACCCACTCCGGTGAATCCTCTTCCTGAGACACCTCTCCCAAAGGTGGAAGATGTTAATACCAACATTTTCTCAGGCGTTGTCACAAACCCCGTCCAAGGAGGCGAGAAGCCTTACTACATAGAGGACACTGGTGTTGCCGGCCCCGCTATAGAGAGCAAGCCTATCACTCCAGGGTTGATCCCGTTGGATAAACCTCAATTCACCTTACAGCCCACAACCAGTTTTCCGTCAACGACCACTCGCAACCCCATCGTACTCCCCGGTGCCTCGGTGCTGAGCAGGCCAGTCATTACGACTCCGTTGCCCGAGCTTCCGGTCAACCCCGTGCTGACTCGCAATCGGGACATGGCTCCGAGCAGGTACTTCCGCGACATCAACTACGATCCCGAGGAGATCCTCGCCGCGGCGATGCGAAGCATGGGCGGTCGCATGGCCCGCCGGTCAATCCTCAACGAACAGAGCTAACGATCTATGGCTACACAATCAGCAGAAGAAATTAGAGACGACCTCGAAAAGAAGGCCAAGCAGCGCATCAATCCGCTGCTCAAGGGTCTGACCATGCTGACCGGCGGTCTGGCCGGCGAG